TTTTTAAAATCTTATTCATTCTCTGGTTCATCTTATTCTCTATCCAACGTATGGATACTTGGCCAGACAAAGTAATGGCTTCTGCATTAGCAAGTTTGTAATACCTAAAGTACTGATTGCCGATAGCACCATAAGCACTATTAAGGGCAATCTTCTTCGCCATCTGGATATTATTACACCTAGCAATTTCCTTCTCCAGTGCTTCCGTGGGTGTCTTCTCATACTGCTGCTTTGCCTGTAACATCTTCTTCTTGAAAACAACACGATCTCCATACATCTTGTCCATAAGTTCAGGCAAGAACCCACGCACATCCTTCCTATATTGTGCTCCATTCGCACAAACTGCATAATCTCCATCAAATTCACACTCCTTGTTTAAGATCCTTTCAACGCTCGTACTGGGATGTCGAGTTTCCCTGAGTGTCTCTGGGGAAATATTATACTGCATGATAAGATGAGGATAGAGAGAGTTGAGGTCAAAACTAACAACCCAATCATACTTTCCTGGAATCGGTTCTTTGACATAAGCACCTGCGTATTTGTCATTTTTGTCAGACCTATTCTTAGGAGGAATAACAATATTCCTTCTCTTCAAATAGTTATAGATGATGGTATCCCACATCCGTACTTGATAGAACACATCCTCATAATTCACCTTGGCTTCGTATGCCATAGTAAGAGCAAGTTCAATCAACTTCATCTTGCTTTCCAAACGGTCAACAAGTTCAACGTCAATTATATTATACTCTACGAATTTCTGCCATCCCTTTGTGTAGAAATCTTTAAAGGTATCAAACTCAGAGTGATCTAACTTCTTTTGCCCTAATTCTACGCTGGCAATATAATCCAATCGATAAGATTCCTGTGCCTTATAAGTAAACTTCTTATAAAGATCAAGGTAATCTAACTGAGATACACCACCAATATCATACGAAATATGCTCTCTTCCCATAATGACAGTTCTATCTTCTGTCACAAGACCCCAAGGAGACATACGCTTCTTTAATTTCTCACCAAGAATTCTTTCAATCCTACGGCACATATATGGAATATCATATAACTTACTGTTCCATCCAGTAATAACTTCTGGGGTATTCTCTTCTATCATCCACCAATTGATGAAATCATTTAGAAGATCATACTCATTATTAAATCTCTTATAGTAATGATTCTCTTGCTTGAGTTTAAATGGACCTTGCCCCCAAGTAATAATTTCTTTAGTCGTATAATCCTGAATTGTAATAAGGAGTATCTCTTCAGCACAAGATTCCACATCAGGGAATCCTTGCTCAGATTTAACCTCAATATCAAGCGTAACTAATTTAATCTTTTCAATATCAAACTTCAGTTCTTGCTCTGGGTATCTTTCAGAAATGTACTGGTAAATGAATCTCTCATTCCCATAAACATTAAAGTTCTCTATACCATCATACCTTTTGATAAACTCTCTACTTTCTCTAACTGTACCTGGTTCAATTGATTCGACATACTCACCCGTCAAGGTTTTGTATCTTGTTTTCTTTTTTGAGTCAACAAAAAGGGTTGGGTAGAACTTCTCACGGGTTGCGAAGTGTTTTCCATCTTCGTAACCACGAACCAAGAAGTTGTCTCCAACCATCTGAACGTTTGTATAAAATCGCATTATAAAGTGAGTTCTTTATATTTCTTAATTACCTCTGGACTAGGATCAGCGATAGTAAGAATGTCTTCTGATCTTAGCATATATTCTGTCTGATTGGAAGCTTGAACCCAAGGTTTCATATTTTCTTCATCAAAGAATCTATATGGATTAATCAAACGGCAATCAGGTTCACCCTCTTCTGCCATTACTTCTTCCACTTCACTGATAAGAACGTTATCAACATTAACTAGAATACATTTAATTGCCATCAGTTTCTTCCTCAATTTTAAAAGTTTGTTTTTTGTCTAGATACATCTGTTTAATAGATGGTAAGGGTTCAACAATAGTTACAACCCAATCAGTAGGTACTACCATTTTTTTGTCGGATGATAATACCATCCAAGGGGTTAATATTACATCAATACCATAATCCCCATTGGTTTTTTCCTCTTCAGTAAGGAAAGTTTTTTCTCTTGTCTTAACCACATGAGGTTCTTCCAAGAGATATGCATAAGGTGCAACTTGCTTATCATCAGATACTAATTCCTTTGCATCTGATATTAGGGTTTCACCTGATTTTAACAAAGTTAATTTAATTGACATTTTAAACCCATCGAGTTGCTACAATTTCAATATTATTTTCTATTGTAGTCGATTCTTTCTCAATTGTAAATCCCTTGTCTTGAATTGTATCTAATATTGTAGCCTTTGCATATTGTTGAGTAACCCTTTCAATAAACCTTTGTGGAGGAACTGATTCTTTCCAAGTTTGTATATCTGCTACCAATTCATATACACCATCATTGTTTAAACGAAATCCAATATCATTTCCTATAGAAACATCCACCTTTACCTTTTCGTGTTGATGATCAAGAGGATTAACTAATTCTATATTCTCTTGAACATCATACTGAAGAAGTTGTAATGCTTTTACAAGTTTAGGTTTGTTCGTGATTTTCGTTTTGATCTTGCTGAAGTGTGACATTTTGTTCTGATTGATAGTATTCGGGTTTGGGTTCTATGTAGACAGATGTTCCTAATTCCTTTTCTATAGATTCAGTTAGTTTCATACAACCGTTTCCAATAACACCACTTACTTCTTCAAGCACAGTGCCATCCTGTCTGATAGTAAACTTAATTGTTTGTTGAGGCATATTATTTATTTGGAATATGTACTAATTTATTAATCTCTGGAAGATACAAATATTCAATCTTAGATCTCCTTAAAGTTGATAATGCATCATCAATAGTTTCTGCAATGGTATCACCAGAAAGATTGAATGAAGTATTAAAAAGAATAGGAACATCAGTTTGTTTATAGAAATCAGATATTAAATCATAGTAATGTTTGTTTTGTTGCCTAGTAACTGTTTGTATCCTACAAGTTCCAAAATGAACTATTGATGGAATCAAATCTTGTTTTTCTGGTAAAACATCTATAGCATATGACATAAATGGACTCTCTTCTAATCTATCCATATCAAACCAATCCCTAGCGTGTTCTAAAAGAACTGTTCCAGCAAAAGGTCTAAAGAACTCTCTTTTCTTTACAGTATTCACAATATCTTTACCATTCTTTACTCTAGGATCAAATAGAATAGATCTATTCCCAAGTGCTCTTGGACCTATTTCACTTCTACCTTGAGCAATAGCAACTATATTACCTTCAATTAATAACTCTGCAACATCCTTAGACACTACATCAGTTTCATTTTCACCTTCTAATAATTCATATTCATATTGCAACTGACCACCTAGATACAAATCTTTCCATTTATATTTTTGGTTAAAACCAATTCCAAGTTTTTGTGGTGTAATACCACCTTCATGTAACAGTCCACCAATACTTACACCAGAATCATCAGATACTGGATCTATAAACAAATTAATATCATCAGGTAACGACTTAAGTAACTTATAATTAGCAACACAATTTAAAGCACACCCACCACTTAATACTAAGTTCTTACTTTTACTCAAAGATAATGCTCTTTCGCAAGTAGTAATTAAATACTTTTCATAATCAGTTTGAATCCTATATGCAATATTCTTAAAATATTTTTTAGGATCTTTTTCTATTTCTTCATCAGATATACCTAATACCTTTTTAATTTTACCTTCCCACTTATCAGGATCTTGACATAATAAACTATCATTAAAAATTGCATATATATCACCCATCCAAGGCCATCTTGGATTCTGACCTAAAGTAAATGATTTATTTCCACCAGAATCAATAGATAATAATTCAGGTATTCTACTATCATCTTCACCATAAGGAGCAAGACCCATAGTTTTACCACATTCCAATGCCTTAAACCCAATATACTCAGTTATTGCAGTGTAACAATATCCAGCACCTATATTTGTAATTGGTTTAACATAAGAAGGTCTACTGTCATCAACAACACTTCCATCACCTACAATATATTTTTCTATTATATCAAATTTTGAAAGAGAAATATTGTATGTAGTTTGATTTTCTTTACCATAATCAAAAGTACTACCTGCACCATCTATAATAACAACTACAGCATCTTCAAAACCAGAACCTGCAAAACCACACATTGCATGATAGTCGTGATGATTATGAAGTAGTTCTCCATGTTCTACAATTTCATGAACCTTTTCATCAAGACCTCCCATAAACTGTAGTGTTCTCATATAGGGAAGAGGATCAATATACTGAGAAAATAAATGAGTGAATGAAACAAAATCAAATTTATCAATATAATCTTTAACTTTGGTTAAAGATACAATTGGAGATCCATCATGTGTAATATTAGTATGCCTCTCTTCCTGAATATGTGCGATTATCTTATCATCTTTTAAAATAGTCACAGATGCATCATGTGGACCACAATTAACACAAATTTTATTCACTATAAACTTCACCTATTTCCCAACACTCTATACCTTCAGATCTAACAATATCCATAGTTAATTCTACACGGTTAGCAGGAACAATTACACAATATCCAATACC